ATCCAAAGGGATTCATTGATTATGCTATCCTTGGTGATGACATTGTCATCGCCAATAAGATAGTATATCTTGAATACCGGAAGATTATAAACCAACTGGGAGTAGAGATTAATGATTCTAAAAGAGTTATACCATCTCCCACAATGGGGATGGAATTTGCTTCTAAGATTTTTGCAAATGGTGAAGAATTATCTCCTTTACCCTTTGGATTAGTCTTAGAAGGATCCTCTTTTAGACTCTTTAGTCTCTGAACTGAGTTGTCTCGACGTGTTCTTAGCTTTCCCGAAGAATTCCAGATCAAACATCCGGACCTTTGAGAACTAACACACGCTCCTGACTTAGGATCTCTGTTTCCCCTTTCGGGGAACCAGACAATTGGAACTGAGTGGTTATTCACACTAATGTATAATTATTTATACAAAAGCCAGAATAACACTCCTCTAACCGGTTATATACCGCTTGATCAAAGATCAGGGTGAGTATATTCGCGATTAAAGGAAATAATTTGGGAGGTTTGACCTCTTGATTTATTTCATCGTTTTCACGTAACATTAAGGGATCGAATGATCTCAAATGTTAATAAAACGTTCCAATTGATTTGTAAAAACGCGAACGATCTTGGGTGTATTATCCAAGTGATCGAACGTGACTTTCACAAATATCCTATAGCTCGGAGAGAGCTAGTTACGTGATCAGAGATTAGAATTCTGTTTGGTAGACCTTACTACGTCTTAGAAGACGATTGTAAAAATCTACTGGATTCGATTTCGAGTCAAAATCCGTACCATGCTAACTCACAGTATGATTGTTTCATAACAAACGAGAATATATCTCGTTTCGAAACAATCAGTAAGGCATCCTTCGGTCCCATACGGATCTTTTCAGATTCATATGGTATATCTGGAGATTCTCTTGTACGAAAGTACAAGGTATCAAAGGCACAATGAAAAATGATGTTTCGACATCATCTTTTTATGAAGTGCTTTAACCAGGTGTTCCGAAAGACTAAATAAACCTAGTCCTGTGGATGGGTAGATTAACTGTAACGGGTTAATCTAGAGTTTCAGACTTAGTACGTTATAGTGATATAACGGACCAGTCTTTAGGGTCGTTCCCTAGCTCGCGCGAGTGTGTTATGCACTCAGG